CTCGGAAGGATTCGAACCTTCGACCGCTCGGTTCGTAGCCGAGTATACTAACCAATAACGACGGGGCTTTGCGGTCTGTTTGTACCTTAAAACCTGCTAGTTATATCGTTGTAAAGGCTAGCTTTGCGGGGTTTGCGCCTTAAATTTATTTCTCCAAAATCTTTAAAATTCGGTCGATATCTTTTTGTAGCCGGCCGACGTTTTTGTTTATGTTGGTTACCTCGTTTCCCATTACCGCCTGCGTAGTAACTAAACCGCGAATCGAGCCCTCTAGCTGCTCTTGGGTTTCGACGATATTTTCCTCGGCGGTGGTTGCTTCGATTTTATGGGCTTCGGCTTGCTGGGTTATTTGCGCGATCTTTAGTTTTATTCCTAAGTCGGCGTTTTGTAATAGCTCGAACTTTCCGGCCGCCTTCGCTTGTTCTAATTGGTGATAATTTTCCGTATCGACGGACAAAGGGAAAAGCACAATCGAGGCGAGCATTACTAACCCGCCGATCATCATAGTGAAAGCGGTTCCTGCAGGGGAGCTTTTTAACGATTCGATAAAGATACCAAAATCTAACATTTCATAATTTCCTATTTGTCCGCTATTTCTTTGCTCTCGATCGAGACGCTATATAAATTCGGGGTTATGTTATGCGAGACGCTGCTTATAACGTACTCGCCGTTTACACCATCGCGCCAACCGGAGAGAACGGCGACGCTCTCGGCTCGGAGCTTCGGGTTTCCTATTGTTTCAAGACTTAGCGTTCGGCGGCCTTGGGCGGCTTCTCGTTGGGCTTTCTTCGCCGCCGCGATCGCTAGCTCCTTCGTTTGGCTTGGTATCGCTAGCGCCTTCGTTGGTACGCCCTCGCCGACCGTTACGGTTTGGACTTCCGGATTACCTTCGACGACATATTTCGCGGTAACGCTCGCGAAGAAATTTCGATCGACGACACTAACCCGCAAGCTCGACAATTTGCTCTCGGGCGTAAAAGTATAGCTAGGCATAGGAGCTGCTGACGCGGCCTTGGCCGAGCCTTTAGATACTAAAATCATTCTCTTAGACGCGACCTTGAACGTCGCCCCTATAGCGTCCGCTAGGCGCCTCATTAGATTAACGTCGCTTTCGTTGGTTTGATTGACGACGGGGTAATTCATGGTCGATATAAACGGGTCGATAACAAGCGCGAAGCCGTAAGACTCGGCGATCGTTTTCGCGATAGCCCCGAGCGTGATATCTCCGGAGCCATTGCGCCAAGTTTTCGTCTTAGGGGATTTGATCGCGCTCGACATATCAGCGGCGCCCGCCGATATTGTCATGGTCTGACTAAGGAGGTCGACGTCGATATTATTAACGGTATAACGACCCATTTCGACAAAGCCGCCGTTGTAAGATATCGAGGCGACGATTATCGCTTTAGTGTTGGGGATTTGGATTAGCCCGTCGTCGATAATCTCGATCGTTAGGCTATCGTCGGCGAGGCCGGTGTCGTCGGTAATCGTTAGCGATTTAAGCTTGGCCGCAAAATTGGCGGTCTGGTCTTTATCGTTAACGACGAGCTTATAATTAGGCTGATTTAATCCCATAGCGAAAAGCCTTCGCTAGAGTCTTCGGTCTTATCTTCGGGTAAAAGTATCTCGACGCCGTCGGGCAATATAACGCCATAGTCCGCGAGTCCTTGGTTAGCTTCGAGAACTAGCTCGACGACGCCTTCCGTTTTCCCGTAATACTTCCAACAAATCGCGTCTATCGTTTCGCCTTCGATTGTTCGATAAATGAAGTCCATTAGCGAGACGCCCTTTTAAGTCCGATCGTAAAGTCTATTTGCTTCGGGATTCCGCCTTTAGCGAATTTAGTCTCGTTATCTAAGACGCTTTCTATCACGTATTTACCGAGCGACTTTCCGTAGCCGGTTAAAAGCATAAGCTCTTTACCGGTATCGGCTAGCTCGATCATTTTGTCGACTTGACCGAGCCCGCCGGCGTAATGGGGGTATATTGTCCCGCTATATGTCCGAGTCGTGCTATTCGCGCCGCCAAACTGTAAAACGGGGTCGGCTCCGACGATCTCATGGCTACCGAAGCGCCAAGAGCTATTCCGCGAGGAACTGTCGGGCGCGGCGGTATCAATTGAGAACCTAAATTCGCCGAGCATCATTAACGATTCTGACATTAATTAAACCCCATATCGCCGAGCGCGAAATTAACTTTTTTAGCCGCGCCGCGTTCTCGGTCGCCTAACTGCTTTGCAACCTCCGAAGCGAGCTTGGTTTCGTCCATACCTTCGGCCGCGTGAATTACAATTGGCGCGTTAATTTCCGTCTTTTGACTACTTCCGCCGCCGGTTAATGGTTTCCCTTTCGCTGCTACCGCTAGGGGCTCCGATTCGGAACTCCCGACAAGCGCCGAAGTCTCTCCGGTAACGGCCTCGTTTGCCGAATCAATAAAACCGCCGGCCAAGTCGTTAACGAAACTATAAGCTTTCCCGACTGCGCCAAATACGCTTCCGACGGCGTCCCCGATACTGCTTATAACTGCCAGCATTCCGTCGAAAAAACTAACTAAGCCCTTAAAAGCGCTTGTATCGGCGATAGCGCTTACCGTTGCCCGCCATATCGAGCCCAAGGCCGTAAATATATAAGCGACGGCGTTTATTTGAAGCATTAAAACTTTAAACGCGACCGTATTTTTTAGGAAGTCGAAGAAAGCCGAAAACCAACCTTTTAACGTGTCCCAGTTCGAGATAATCAAATAGGCCGCCGCCGCGATACCTAGAACGATTAAAGTAATCGGACTAAAAGCCGCCGCCATAGCCGTTCCGAACATAGCGAAGCCGGCCGTTATCGCTGGGAGCATTACGCCAATGGTTCCAATTAATAGAATTATCGGAGCCAATACCGCCGCAACTCCGGCGACGACCATAATTATTGTTTTTGCTCTAGGGCTTAGAGCTTCCATAGCCCGAGCGATCGAGCCTATTACTTGCGTAATCTTTAGAGCGACCGGCATTAATATAGCGCCGAAGCTCTCTTTTAAATTGACGATCGACGCGCTTGTAATTCGTTCTTGATTTGCTAGCCCTTGGCTAGTCCGAGCGAAATCGCCAATCGCGTTTCCTGACTGCTTAATAACGAGCGTTTTCGTCGCCATTGCTTTAGCTTCGCGCTCGGTTGCAAACGTCAAGCCCTCGGCCGTCTGAATTGCGACCTGCTTTTTAACGTCCTCCTCGGAAATCTTAATCCCCAAGGCGATAAGCGAGTCCCGTTCCCCGAGCATAGCTTTAGTCAAAATCTCGGACGCTCTAGCCGCGCCACCTTGGAGATTAGCGAACGACGATAAATCGACCGCTAGCTTTTGTATTTCGTTAGAAAAGTCGAGCGAGTCGGCGGCATTAAAGCCAAAGCCGGCCAATAGGTCGCCGGTGTCGCCTAAAAGTTTTCGCGCTGCGGTATTGGATAGACCATAGCTAGCGGCCAAACTGTCGGCCATTGCTTCGGCCTGAGTTCCGACCGCTTTAAATACCGTCCCAAATTTGGCGCGAGTTTCGTCGGCGTCTCGGGCGGCGTTCTTTAATCCGACCGCCATATAAGCGACGGGCGCCGTTATTGCCAAAGTCATAGCAAGGCCGGCGGTTCTTAATCCCTTGGCGATACCTTTAATGTCGATATTTAATTTACGAATCGACGCTCGCATTTTAGCGGTCGCGGTTTTGAATTTTAGGGCGAACGAGTCTAGCGGTCGACGGGCTTTTTTAAAGCCTTCGCCGACATTGGTAACGCCTGATTTTATTTTTTTAAGCGGTGCGCTTACGAGATTTTTAACTCTGTAAACGACCGATACGTCGAACGCGCTCATAATCTAGCCTTTGAATTGTCGGGCTTCGGCCTCTTTTCGCCAACGCGAAAGCTCGTCTAAATCTAGGTCGAATATTACTTGGGGAGACCAACCGAACGTCGCGGCAATATCGCCGCCGACGCTATAGAGTACGTCTATACTTGGGCTACCTTCCGACCTAAAAAACCTTCGATTACCGCTATACATTCCATAACGTCTTCGGCGTCCATTTCCTCGACAAACTCGGGGGTCTGGTCGATTAAGTCCGGCAATAACCCGCGAAGCATAGAATCCATATCGGAGCCGCCATGCTTACCGAGCCGCATTAAGTCGCGGCCTTTGATTCGGCGAATAGTAAGCTCGCTAACCGTTTCGCCGTTAAATTCTACGGGCTCGATTTTTAGCTTCTTTGGTACTTTTCTCTTGTTCGACATTTAAACCCCGATCGCGGCGCGTTGTTCGGCCAATTGGTCAACGCCGTTAATTACTCGAATCATTCGCTCGGCGTCGATTTTAGTTACGGTTTTTCCGTCGATAATTTCTTCGTAATAACGTAAATTAACCTCGACCGTGGTTTCCGCCATCGAGCCGGCCTCAAGAGTACCGCGAGCGACTTTGTTAGCCCGTCCGCGCATCTTGATAGTAAACGGCTTAATCTCTCCGTCGGAGTCAAGGGCGCCCCTTACGGTATAGCTAATGCTTTTACCGAGGCCAGCTTGTAAGCGCGAGTCGATACGGTTAACCGTAAACGCTAGCGAAAGTTTTTCCATTCCGGTTTCGACTTCGATCGGCATATCTAGGCCGCCCGCTTTATAGTCTTCGACTGACAAAACAATCTCCGGCAAGTCGATAGACATAATCGCTCCGGCTTGGCCTACACCGTCGACGGCTATACTCATATTTCTTAAAACTTCGGGTTTTAGCATTTTCGTCTAGCCTCTTAAACTGTTTTTAGGAATTCGATCGCGTATTGGTTCGTCGCAATCGAAGTAAAGATAATATGCTCGGCCGGAGTCGTAGCGGTAAAGTCAAAGTTTATATAAACCTTGCCGGCGACAATATTTTCGGCGGTGTTAAGGTCGGGGTCTGCCCAACAAAAGGCGCCAAACAATGCGCCTCCAACGACAAGCGTATCTAGAAAGGCTTGAACCGAATCGACAACGTCTTCGACTAAGGTACTACCGATAGAACGATCTTGAGCCCAAAGCATAGAGTCTTGGACGCTGTCGTTAATTACGTCCTTGATTCGGCGAGTAGATTCGAAGCTCCCGTCGGTTAAACGGTTACCCCAAGTACGGAAGCCGTTAAGGTTAATAATTGTCGAGACGTTGTTCTCGTTTAACGTGTTCGCTTGGCTGTTAAAATCGCCATTAACGAAACCGATCGGGCGAGACGTTCCAATAATGCCATTAATCGGACGGTTAGAAATTGATTCCCAAAAGCCCAACTCTTGATCGGTAACAGCGCGAACGCCCATAAACCGAGCCGAGGCCGGACGATCGACATTACTCGCGGTCGCGGTATCAAATACACGACAAGCGGGGTCTATCAAATAAAGGCGCGGGTTAGCTATGACCGTCTGATAAGAAATGGCCGCCGCGTCGGTTGTATTGTCGCCGTCGACGTATCCAATACCGCCCAAAGCCGCCGCAAGAACTCCAAGCTCTGCCGCGACCGCCGCTTCGTGGCTAAACCCCGTCGCGCCTAAAACTCTAGGGCGTAAGCCGACAACCGACTCGGCGGCTAATAGAGCATGTAAGCCGGTATAAACGCCGGCTGTAGTGCCGCCGATTACGTTAGCCAATTCTTCGGCATTATCCGCCGCCGCGTCTACGCGAACAACGATAACGCGGACGCCGCCTTGGTCTAGGATATCGTCTAGCGCTTGCGCCAAAGTCCCGCCGCCGATATTAGTCGGGTCGAGGAATGAAGCTTCGAGCCGGCTTCCATTGATTAAAACGGGAGTATTTAAAGGAAATTTAGCGGCGTCGGCGTCGGGGGCTGTCCCTACCAATCCGATAACGCTCGAATTTATAGACGTTATCGGCTGGCTTCCGCTCGCTGCTTCTAGTACCTGCGTACCGTGTAAAAATTCGGACATTGGTGTTACTCCCGCTAAATTAAAAAGTTTGTCTGGTATTACTAGCAGGTTCGATAGTGTCGCTTTTTAGTTAACGGCTAAAGGTGAACAATTGCACTCGCTAACCTAGCCGGTGCAAAACTAGGACGATCGAATCATTTTCTAAAGACTCGACGGTTTCGTCTTCCAATAGCTCGACGAAATTAGCTTCGAAATAGGGCGTCTCGTCGATAACGATTAGGCCGTCCATTACGAAAATCCAAGTCTTACCGCTAGACTTAGAGACAAGCAACGGCGCGTCGATATCTATTCGACGAAAGCTACCGTCGTAATCGTAGTCGTCCATATCGTTAATGGTCAAACAACCATGCTTCGAGGGCTCTAGCGCCACAATGCTAGTTAAGCCGTCTAGCATTATCGAGGTAGGCGTTTTATTAACTTGGCGATCATCGCCTCGACTTACTTCGTAACTGACCTCCCGCAAGCCTAGCGCTTGATCTGGTAGCCGCGTATAAGTTAGCCGCCCGTCGATTATAATTATGTAATTGTCGTGTATTTGGCCTTTATCCATTTCGACTAAAAAGTCGGGGTCGTTTCGGCTTAATATCGGAAGTAGCGGGTCGCCGTCGGTCTCTTTTTGTAAGATAAAGTCTTCGACCGATTGCTCGGGGCTAGATACTATTTCGTGACCGGTATCCCAAGACAAAAAAGTCCAAAGCATTTTCGGCGGAGATTTTACGATCGAGACGTCCATTTCTTTAACGTCTGAAAGCTCATAAATTAACATTAAGTCGCCCGCTTCGGCGCGAGTTCGATCTCTTGATCTTCGACGAACTTTCGCAAATGCTGGCCGACTTCCTCGCTAGACATTGTCCCGCGCTTTCTCTTAAATTCTCGACGCGCTAAATTCATACCATCCGACCAATCATCGCGAATCGTTTTTCTAGGGTCTCTTGATAATATGGCTGTCGTTTCGGTGTCGCCCTCGGCTCCGATTAAGTCCAAGCCGGCTAGACTAAATTTTCTCTCGACCTTTGAGTCTTCGTGTTCTTTCTTTTGGTTTTTCCAAGTGTCGATCGGAGCGCTAGAAAGTATTAACTCGTGTATCG